GCTTTTCTACAGTTGCAACTTCTTTACGGTGATTGTTAATAAATTCAACAAGTTCCGGTGATGACATGGTGACTTGCTGTGTGCTATTATTAGGCTGAATTTGTGTGATTGAATTCATCGTTTTAATCTCCAGAGATTGAAACACTTAAAAAGCCTGATCTCGTAAATCAGGCTTTTTAATATCCAAGTTTTTCTTTTTGTCCGCTGATTTCGTCATGAAATAAGTCATCCACTGATTCAATACGGCTCATCCAGCTTTTAGACATAACAAGAAGTGCTTCGACTCTAGATTTATCAATGCTCTGGTACTCCTTTGGTACAATCTTTAAGCCAAGGCAGCTCAATAACTCGCAAAACATTTCAATTTCAGTCAAGCTATTGTTTTTCAATTCATTCTTCATTCTCGATAATGTGCTAGGGTCCACTCCTAACTGATCAGCCAACTCGCCCTGCTTGCTTGTTGCAAGCGCTTGCAAAATGCGCGCTACGCCATTTCTGGCACTTGCACTTAGCTCAATAGATACTTTGCTCATGGGGTTTCCTTAAATTGGTTTTAAGCGGCGCTAGGTGTCTTTTTTAAGAAAAAGTCAAACAACTTCTTATGGGATAGCTTGTTATTGCTGGCATCAACGATTGCTTGAATTGTTTCCATACGGGGTTTTTTTCGACCATGAATCAAATGTGATTCCATGTAGCCGTAAGACACTCCTACACGGGAGCAAAAAATACGCTTTTCATCCTCGCTTAAGGACTTCCAGTATTCGTATAGGTTTCGCATGAAAATACACCTGATAGGTAAATTAATATTAAATATACCTTTTAGGTAAAACTTATTCAACCTGTCAGGGTATTTATTTTTTCTACCTAACAGGTAAATTTAGCAATGGAATTAACAATGGGGTTTATCATGACCGGTTTGATGCAAATTCATGAAATACGGCTTAAGAATGCTCGAGATTTAATGAAAGAGTCTGGATTGAGTCGCACTGATTTTGCTGAAAAGGTAGGGCTTTCTTACAATCTAGTTAGTCAATACATAGGTAAAAATCCAACCAAGAATATTGGCGATGAAACGGCTGCCAAAATAGAAGAGGCATTTAGCAAGCCAAAAGGGTTTTTGGACCAAGCGAATGCTGTCGCCATCCCTTTGGGTGACATCTCAAGTAAAAGTGGAATCCAGATTTCACCCATTGAATTTCGTGGTGCTGAAGGAAGTAAAAAGAATAGTGTGAGAATACCGGTGTACAGGGATGTAAAAGCTTCTTGTGGAAGCGGCATAGAGAATTTTTTAGAAGACCCAAGTGAATATTTAGACATAGACCCATCACTGTTAAGGATTTTAGGTATACAGGCTAAGCCAGAAAATCTACGTGTAATTTATTCTGATGAATATAGTATGTGGCCAACCGTAGCACCTGACAGCCCTCTTTTTATTGATGTGGCTGACAAGGACCCTGGCATGCTTAAAAGCGGGTCAGTTTATGTCTTTAAGCATAACTATGAGCTAAGAATGAAAAGGATATTCATAAGCTACGCAGGTGGAACAACAGTAAGACTTGCAAGTGATAATCCTGACAAGATCCGCTATCCAGATGAATTTATTACCAATGAGCAGCTTAATGAAATTGATTTCATTGGACGCTTAGAGTCAGCCTTAGTTAAGCCGTGAGAGATAAAAATGAATAACTCGAAATTACCTATCAACCAGATTATCAGCCGAATCAATGACGCTGCTGCTAACGATGAGACAATAATTCTTAGCGCTCAAGAGGTGAAAATTTTAGCTGAAGAAATTGGTGATCTTTATTATGTACCAGTGTTGACTAATGAGCAGATCGTTCAGCTTTGCAAAGAAGGAAAGCTGGGCCAGAAGATGGTTGATAAGAAAGATTAATAAAAGCCGCTATATGCGGCTTTTATTAATCTTTCTTATCAACCATCTTCT